AGCCACACCCGAGCGCCAGTGCCGATAGACCGCTCCAGCATGGAGCAGACCTTGTCCCCGGTCTTGGCTGGCAGGTTAAGGGCCACATCACGAAGCACTTGGCGGGTGGCCTCCTCATCCCTGGCGCCGACCGTGGCGTGGAGGGTGAGGAACGCCCTGAGGTCGGGGGGCATGGCTCGGCGTTTCGTTTCCCTAGCTTGCCGTGCTGGCTTAGGAAACCGCAATGGCTTAGGATGGGCGGGCCGGAGGGCTCCCTGTTCTGCGCAGGGCCCGTTGCACCTCCGGCACCCCCTTCACCACTAGAGGAACCGTGACCAAATTCCTGATCGCCTCAGTGCTAGCTCTGACCTTGGCTGGCTGCACAAGTCCCGACCGCTCCCAGCAGGTGCTAGTTGATGCTGGCTACTCCGACGTGCGAACAAGCGGCTATTCGTGGCTTGGTTGTGGCAAGGGTGACATTTATGCCACTAATTTTGAGGCAGTAGGGCCAACGGGCAGGCCAGTAAAAGGAACAGTTTGCATCGGGTTTTTCAAGGGTGCCACAATACGCTTCAACTGAATTACGCCTTTTACCCCCTTCACCACCACCAACCAACCGACCATGCCTGAACCCACTTTCGCGCCGCCCTGCAGCAGCTAGCCGATGCTGTTGACGGGTGGGGGATGGAGACCACAGCAGATGACCCGCTGGCCATCGCCATGGATCACGCCCGCAAGGTGCTGAAGACCGCCGAGGAAGGCGAGCGGCTGTCATCCGGGAAGCTGGTCAGCGAGCGGCTAGACGAGCTTCTCGCCGAGGTTGAGCAAAGAGATCTTGAGCCTGCTGAAGTCATCCTAGGCAGCCGTGCGTTTCAGCTTTACTGCAAAGAGAGGCGCGTATATGTAGGTCGATCGACACAGTTGCGAGGTGGCTACAATGGCCTTTCGGTAACCAGAAGCGACTCAGAAGCCGCTGAGTATGTTGCTATTGAATGCGGCTGACGACACCACGCGACCAACCCACTTGCCACCACCAACAATGAACGACCGCACCACACCATCAGATCCCTGGGGCCACGGGTTTGATGTAAACCGGCTTGCCGACCGACTGGACGAGTTGGCCGACTATGTGACGCAGGGCGCTGATTGCGTCCGCCGCAACTTCGTGATGCAGGTTCCTGCTGAGCCATACCACGATGCTGATCTGGTGATTAGCACTGCTGCCCGCCTACTGAGGGATGGGCTGGTTACCCCGCCGTCTCCTGCCCAGCCTCCCGCACAGCCAGTAAACCTAGCCGAGCTGCACGACCCCGACTTCTCCGGCGGCCTGACACCAAGCCAGCACCTAGACGTGCTGCGCGGTGGGCCGGATCCTCGGGCTGCTGCCACGGCCTCGGCTGGACCTCTCGAACCCGACGTAGACCACATCCTGCGATTAGCCGAGATCATCAGGGACGTGGATGGCAAGCACGACCTAGGCGCTGCAGCCCTGGCTGAGGCGATCCTGGCGCATCCTGGGTTCAGCGGCTGCCACGATGGCCCTGCGGCCCTGCCAGCGCAGGGGGAAGTGGGCAGCACCTGGCAGCCGATTGAAACGGCGCCTAGGGATGGGACGTGGGTGCTGCTTGCCGGCGGCGAATGCGAGTTTAACGAAGAAAGCGACAACAAGGGGCGTGCTGTGACTGCACGCTGGACCACCGAGTTCAGCTGTCGCGATACAAGCGGACGCTGGCAGTTCGCTTACTACGATTCAGGGGTCTATGGAGAGTATGAGAATCCAACCCATTGGCAACCCCGCCCACCCAACCCACATGCTTGACGCCAACACCCCCGCCTTTCAGCAGCAGTACCCCAACGGCGCCACTGTCTACGACCGCCTGGGACGCCAGTTGCGTGGCGTGGTGGCCTGCAACCCTGAAACTGGGGAGGTGATCAGCGTAGTAGGGATGGACGGCTCTCTTGCTTCAAATACTGAGGGATTACTTCCAATCGCAGTGGGGGAAGTACGGAAACGTCGCCGGTTTCATCCTGCTCCGCTGACGATTGAGCCCCGCCAGTGGCTCCACATCGGGTTTGACAACCACTGAGCCCCGCTTTGTCAACCACATTGTCAACCAGCGCCATGGACACCCCGGCATTCCCTGCCACTACTGAAATTTCACTGTTTGCCGGGCCGTTTGACGGTGAAACGGTAAGCATCTGCGGTCGTCCCTACGAGTTTTGGATGCCGATTGATCTTCCATTACCATTTGGAATCGACCCCTTGTATGAACGCGAGCCTCGGTGGGTGGCAATCTACACAAGGGTAACGGACAAAAATCAGTATCAATACCTGGAAACACGCCGAGATTGATCCCGCTTCAGATCACCTCCTAGCCGCCGCCCTCCTAGCCGCCGCCCTCCTAGCCGCCAGCTCTCCTATCGCCTCGCTGAACGTCCGCCCACCTGCCGGAGCATCCAACGGCGCCGATGGCTGCAGGCTGCGCGTGCGATCAGGGAATAGGTATCGCTCGCTGGCTGTTGGTGCGGTTAGGGCACGCTGCAGCAGCCCCCTAGCCCGTTCCTCGCTGATCCCCTCCGCTTTGGCCAGGGTCCTGACCCCTGCCGCCTGCTCCTCCCGCCAGAACTCGTTATCGAGCATGGCGTCCCGGATCACCGGATCCTTCTCCTCCACCTCATCGGCTGGCAGGGGAACCGGTGTGCAGCGGCATTGCGGGTGTGCAGGGATCACCACCTGATCGGCCGGGAATATCTGGCCATGGCGGCTGAGGCACCACCGACAGGCCCGCTCATCGGTGGCCGCAACCCAGCGGATGTAGGCGAAGCCTTGCTTCAGGTTGTGGTCAATGGCGCCCTTCACATAGGCATTGGCAAGCTCAGATCGAGCGATCACCTCAGCACGCTGCCGGAGCCCCATTCGGGCCGTCTTGCCCGTGGGGTCGGTTGTGCCCTCCAGTGCCCCAACGATCTGCCTCTCCACCCGCTTGGATCCCCAGCCACGGGCCACCCCCTCGCTGACGATCTGGGCAATCTGATCACGGAACCGGGCGGCTTCGCCTTCCATGAAGGCGGTGGCGGCTTGCGTGGCAGCACGGACCGCCAGCGGGTTGGCACCGGCGAACTGGGCACTGGCGCCGGTCACGATCCCCTGCAGCGCCGCAGCCGCCTCACCACCAACGGATAAGGCCTCGACTAGATCGGTGGTGAATGAACGCTGCCAGGCTGCGATCTCCTCTGGCGGCAGGAACTGCTGAGCGTCGCGGAGGATCGCCCGGTACTTTGCGGTGGCTTCGGCGGAGCTGTATGCACCGGGGGCACGGATCGGGTTCCCCTCGGGGTCCAGCGCCTCGGGGCCCACGGCGTTCAGGTAGGCGCTGTAGTGCCGCTTCAGGTCGCCCAGAACCCGATCCAGGGCGGTGCGGAGCATGGCGGTGGTGTTCTCCACCATCCGCCCTTCCAGCTCATCGAGGATGGCGGCGTAGCTGTCTACGCTGCTGATAATGCGGTCGCCCTGGGCCATTGGTTACGGCCGTGGGAAGTACAGCAAAAGGGCGATACCGGCCACAATCATTCCACCCGATAAAGCAAAATCAAACCGGGTTCCGTTAGCAAGGAACAGTCCCCAGCAGCCGCTAACGACAAGGCTGATAAATGAGTATTTCACTCGCCCACCACCCCGTCGCCTACCTCCTCATCGTCGGAATCGTCGTCAAAGCTGGCGAGCACCAGTTCCTGCTTAGCCAGTTCCAGTACACCGATCACCTCAAAGGTGCTGCACAGCGACTGTGAGATGACAAGGCTGATCTGTTCGTAAAGCTGTTCCGCACCCATAGGGCCTCCTGGTTACGGCTTAGCTTTCCGCCGTCGGCTGCGACTCATCCACAGGCGTGGTCACATCCAGCGGCGTGGTCGTGTCGTTCCGCCCTGGTGTTGGCGCCCCCAGCGTCGGCCGCTCCCTGCGGATGCGATCCATCTCATCCTCCACGCTTGTGGTTGCCCGGTTGAAGCCGCCCGTTTGTAGGGCCTCCACGGCGCTCTCCTGGCTGATCAGCTCAACACCACCGGCCAGGCGCTGTAATGCTTCGGCACCCTGAGCATTCAGCGGTTCAGCAAACGCATTTTCATCCATCGTCAGGCCAGCGCCTACCGCAAGCTCCTCCCCTGTGTACAAACACCAGATCGCCAGGATGGACTGCATCACCGATCGCTTGCGCTCACCCATCGCCTTGATGCTCACCTGCACCCGACCGCCCTCTAGCTGGGCTTGGGTGGCTGTCTTTGTCACTTTGCTTTCACCGCTAAGGAAGCCCAAAAGGTGCTGATCAATCAGCTCCTTCACCTCCCTGATCTGCTCCCGCTGCTCTGCTAAAGACGTGGCCTCTGGTTCACGCCAAAAGAAGTCACCGTCCTTGTCAACCCTGATGACTGTGTTGGGTCCGATCACCAACGGGGCAGCAGCCTGACCAGGTATCGGCGGCAACCCACCTTTCTCAACTGGCACCGGCATGGCGCACTTATGGGTCTTCTCCTCCAGATCGCTGGACTTCCTGAAATACTGGAAGCAATGCTCTACCACCTGCCGCAAAGGTAGTCCACCCTTACCGAACCCTGCCTTCTCGGCTGGATACCAAACCACCGGGCAGATCGTCAGCGGCCGCTGCTTGGAATCCAGGTACTGGCCGTTGGTCACCTCGTCAAGGCTCAGGCTGCCATCGGTTCGCTTGGTCAATTTGTACAGCGTCCACTTCCCTGGCTCGATCACCCGGTAGCGCTCCTCATACTTCACCCCGAACACCCCATCAGGATCGTCCACCTCGGCCCATTCCAGGAAGGTGCAGCGGGTCACCACCTCCGCCGAATCCACGATCTCCGTCCGCCAATTCAGGCACGTTGAACGGGTGCGGTTGACCAGATACGGGCGCCGCTTTAATGCCGCCTCGCTAGCCCCATCGGTGGGCTGGCCATCGGGCATCTCGACAAGGATCGGCACCCCACCATCACGCAGGCATAGCGCATCCACGGTCATCCAGAATGCCTGCAGGCTGTTACCTTCTAGGTCTACGTTGTCCTGGGCCTTCTCAAAGCTGGCCGGAGGATCTTTCAGCTCACTGCGGGATAGCACCCCCGCGAAGGCTTCGATGCCAGCCTTGAAGAAGTCGCTAAACACCGCACGACCCAACCGGCCGGTGTAAGCGCCTTCAGGTTCTGCTGGCTCTTTCGGCAGGTACTTCTTCTTCGTCTCCTCATCCTTCAGGCAATACCACGCGTCATAAGCCTGTTGTAGATCAGCAGCGTATTCCCGCAGGATCGGATGCTGAAAACTTGGTAGCTTCGGGTCGGTTCCAGGATGCTCAGACTTCACTGCTGCCCGTACTCTTTGCCTGCTGCTTGAGCTTTCCGCCTAGAGCTTCACGGCCTTCGGATGGGGCTTGCGGCGAGGGCTCAATAGCGACGGCTGCACCACCTCGACTGGTGCGGGCCTGGGCTGGCGGGGGCGCCGCTCACGGGGCACAGGTGCCACCGTGGCAACGTCGAGCCCTAGGAGACCCTGCCTGAACTGCTCCAAAGTGCGGCCCCGTAGCTGGGCCTTCAGGCGGTTGTGGAACTGGATCATCGGCCCCGAGGGGTAGGCCCGCTTGAAGGGATCGGCTGCCCAGCGCTCTAGGAGGCCACGATCAGCGGGGCGCAGGTTGGCGAAGGAGGCCTCGGTCAGGGCATAGAGGGCGGCGGCGATTGCCGCCTCTGCTGCCTCCGGCTGGTGCTGGCTAAACAGGGTCAGCTCATCCTCCAGTTCGATGGTGCCGACCATGCCGCCCAGCATCTCGGTGATCTCCTCCTGCGTGAACACCGGCAGGGCCTCGACAACCTGGGCGAGCGTTTTCCCCTCGGCCAGGAGGCGGCGCACCTTGGGGTAGTGCTCACGCCACTTTGACGGCAGCTTCACGTCATAGCCGTGGTCTCTGATGTGGTGTTTGATGGCCCCCTCGATAAACGCGCAAACGCAGGAGCTGAGCGCATAGGGGCGATCTGTGGCGGGGTTGATCCGCTTGGGGTCGTACCGGCGG